CTAATATGTCACGTGATATGTTTAGGACAAAGGTTGAAGAAATCGGTCGTAAGACAACCGGTAAATTGATTGTAAAAGAATATCCTACCGGTTCTGCTCATTCTGGTCATTTCCGTGCTTTATTAAATGAACTGAAACTTAAACGTCAGTTCGAGCCAGATATTATCTTTATTGATTATTTAAATATCTGTGCATCATCGAGAATGAAAGCTATGGGAGGATCGATCAATTCTTATACATATATTAAGGCGATTGCTGAGGAACTTAGAGGACTGGCGGTGGAGTTTAATGTACCGATTTTCTCGGCGACTCAAACGACGAGGTCGGGCTATGGCAATTCGGATGTTGGTTTGGAAGATACATCTGAATCTTTCGGCTTACCAGCTACAGCGGATCTCATGTTCGCTCTTATCTCAACTGAAGAACTTGAGAACTTGGGTCAAATGATGGTCAAACAATTGAAAAATCGTTATAATGACCCAACAGCACATAAGCGTTTTGTTATCGGCGTTGATCGATCTAAAATGAGATTGTATGATGTTGATATTCAGGAACAAACATTAACAGATGACACACCTGTTTTTGATAAATCTCAATCACACCAGGATATGTCTAGATTTGCGGATTTTAAGCTATGAAATATAAAGGACCAACAATAAGCACCTATTGGGGTGATGAACAATTTGCTGACAGAATGGCAAACGTTATGCTCAATGAAATGGGTTTTTATGTAGATATGTACAAAAATGAAAGGCTAATAGAAAGCCGCCCTTTGTATGAGCACAGTGAAATTTATGCAGAGAATGCTGCAGAAAATTATGTAATGGGTATTTTAAATCCATGAGTGATCGTAAGATTCTTTTTATTACAGACTTGATTGATCAAAGACTTCGCAAGGAAAAGGAAATCGAGTACTATGAAAAGGAACTTGAAGAGATTACAAAAAAGCTTTTCTTTTTAAAAAAGGAAAAAGATCTCACAGAACTAATCATAAACATTATTCAAAACGAAAAAGTCGTCGATGTTCGTGAAAACCTTTATGATAGAATAGGACAAAATAATGACAGTCAAACTGATTAGTTATTCAAAGGGAGAGAAAGATGAAAGTCTCCAGGACATCATTGCGTATACAGCCCGTGTCTCGAATCCATCCAACCAAGACAATACCGAAACGTCAGAAAGACTATTACGATATCTCATCCGAGAAAAACACTGGTCGCCCTTCGAAATGGTTAGCGCTTGCTTGGAAGTAACTACTACTCGTGATATTGCTCGTCAACTATTACGACATAGATCTTTTTCATTCCAAGAGTTTTCTCAGCGATATGCAGATCCAACTCAAGACTTACACTTCTTGATGAAAGAAGCACGACTTCAAGATACAAAGAACAGACAAAATAGTTTGGATATTAATGATCCTGACTTACAATTAGATTGGTACAAACAACAAGCAGAGGTCGTCAATGCAGCAAAGAAATCATATGAATGGGCAATCGAAAATGGTATTGCCAAAGAACAAGCTCGCTCGGTTTTACCAGAAGGTATTATGGAATCTCGACTCTATGTTAACGGAACCATCAGGTCCTGGATCCATTATATCGAGCTACGCTCTGGACACGGTACGCAGAAAGAACACATCGAATTAGCAAGAGCCTGTGCTGATGTTCTAGAACCAGTCTTTCCGATGATTAAGGAATTTTGCCATTAAATATCTAGTTCTAATACTTTGTTTGGCTTCTACTACTTCGTACGCAGAAGGTCGAACCTATACTGGTAGCGAAGATAAAACCCACTGTACCCTGTGGAATACAAATCCCCTACGATGGCCACAAACAATATTAGGATTAGAACCTATGGAGTGTAGACGTAAGGCAGTTCCACCAACTACTACTAATACTATTAATTGTAGGCTAAAACGACAATATATCGACCCTGAATCGGACGAACGTATGTGTATATATGAAAGAGGTGCGACAGGGCAAGGTGATCTTACTGTAGCTATGGATAAGTATTTCCATTGCCCTAGGACTCAAATGTGCACACAGAGTCCTGGATCTGATTCTACTCTTGATTAAAAAAAATTACAAGCTATTGATTTCATACAAAACTTTCGTGCACTTTTTTGTGTACATTTGCTAAAAACTAGTATATAATATATCTATAAAATGAAAAGAGGAGATATATTATGAGTAAGCCAATTTCAAACGCAGAGTATAAGCGAATGATTGATACACTAACACCTGACAGACAGCGTGAAAGTGTCGAGCGTATGCTTCGCGTTATTCCGGAATGGCTAATGGAAGAAACTGCTCGCCCAATTCCAAATGAAAAAGTTATTAAGCTTCTCGAGTCTCGCCTTAAGCAAGCTCGATTGATGATGTCTTCCTTAATTGCAAATGGAAGGGTAGTATAATGGAATATGTTTATCATTATAAAACTTTAGAATCAGTTCTTAAGAACATAGCAACTGATTTTTCAGACGAGAATATTCAAAAGCAAATAACTCGTTTAACTTCAGATGAATTACGTAAATTGAAAAACCTTCTATCACTTGTCAGAGATGCAGAAGGAAATGCATAATGAAACGTTATGTCTTTATTGCCGCCATGGCAACTGCTTTTCTTGGGGGATTAGTTACCGGTAAATCAGCCTTTGGTGGTGAAGCAATTGCTGGTGATATTCACTCTCCGGAGTCTGAGCAAAAGTGTTTAGCAGATAATATATATTTCGAAGCTCGTAACCAGATACATAGGGGAATGATTGGTGTCGCTCTTGTCACTCGTAACCGTGTTCTTGATTCTCGGTTTCCTCATTCATATTGTGAGGTTGTTAAGCAAGGACCTGAAAGACCATCGTGGAAACAAAATGGGACTATGGTACCTCTTCGCCACAGGTGCCAATTTAGTTGGTATTGTGATGGCAAGTCTGATAGCATTTCTTATCACGACGTTAGTGTGTATGAACTTGCTCGTGCCATCGCTTTTAAAATCTATCACGGAGAATTTACCGACTTTACAGATGGCGCCACTCATTATCATGCCGATTATGTTAGACCAGAATGGGCATCAACAAAAACAAAAACAATGACAATTGATAACCATATTTTTTATAGATGGGAAAAATAATGAAAGATCTATTTCCAGAGAATGATTTACCTGAATTCAAGTTTAACGAAGATATGTATATTGATGAGATTGCTGATTATATTATTTCGACATATAGTCAACATTACTCTAAGAAACGATTTCAGGCATCAGAGTTTATCTATGATACTGGTCATGGTACTGGATTTAATATGGGCAATGTAATGAAGTATGCTCAGCGATATGGGAATAAGGGTACTAGAAATGATCATCGGAAGGATCTGATGAAGGTGATTCATTATGCGATTCTTCAGCTGCACGTGCACGATACTTCGCAAGACGAATGGTCTCTTTAAGATCGATTAATTCTTTTTCTAATTGTGTTTGTGGCGCTCGAATATCCTCTAACGTCCTATCATAAAGATAGGCGTTAAAGAAAAGTATGGCAACTAATAGTGCTATAATTGACAACAGTATTACCTCTGACATACATTACCATTGACTTGACAATTGGCCTTTGTTTACTGGCTTACACTTCCACTGGTATGGCTTAAAACCAGACATAGTTAAATGTATAGCTTGGGACATTTCTAAAGCCCGAGCTTCACATCTTTCGTATGTTTTGTATGGTCCTCTCTGGTCTTCTAGCACTACACACTGATTAGGATCAGATATAAGACAAGCTAAAACTAAAGCCATATACATTTTTTTTTTCTTTCTATATTAAACTGCTGAATATACTACATATATTAATCCGCCACCACCTATAATTGTACAGGCTGCAATAATCATTACCATTTTAATCATTTCCCAAAATTCTTCTTCTTCCTGTCTCTTTTTAATTGCAGCTATTCTTTGAGCTTCTCTTGCCTCGGCAATTCGTTTTTGACGCTCATCTAAAATACCTTGCCAAGTTCCAGGACCAAACCGCATATCAACAAGATTGCGCATCTCTTGCATTTTTTCTTCAGCAAGTTTTGCATCGATCATTTCTTGTGCAACAGATTGAACACCAAATTGATCTCTTAAACCTACACCTGATTTTTTATTTCTTTTCTTTTGTACTTCTTCAGTACCTTTGAAAAGACCATCAATTGCTCCTGCGATCTCCCCAATATCTTGGGCTGTCTGAATATTGCTTTTAATAAAATCTACTGACGATTTTACAAGAGCTATTCCGGCAAGAATCTCTGCTACTGGCATCTTGATCTACCTTTGTTATGATTAGATAGATATGACTCAATTTTAGGATATAATTCGCTCTCACTACTATTTATATTTACTTTCACATGTAAATGTGTTATAATAATAATATAAATAAAAATGATTCAGTGAAGCTGGATGGATGTAGACTGGACGCGGGGGCAGTACCCGCCGCCTCCACCATAAACACACTAGGGAAATATGACTAAGATAACAAAGGAAAATACACCAAATAAATATGTGAGATGGTTCTGTTGGTTTATACAATTTAAATATGTATGGGATATCCAAACATTATTTGAAAAATACCTTCCAATGGAAAAGATATATCGCTTTTTAGGTTTTTACTTATTCTGGTTAATTTGGTTTTGTTTTCTAATGTTTGTATTATATCAAATTACAGGAAGTTTTGAATTCCTCCTTTGGTTTGAAGAATAGTGTGCTTATGATGGGGGCGAAATAGGATCGACAGATACGTGAAGGCAGTGGAGAATCACAAAAGTAAATGCAAACGATAACTTTGCTCCTGAGATGCGCCTAGCGGCATAATCTCTGGGCCCGCCGGAGCCTCGAAACAGAATCCGGCAACCTACCCGAAGGAGGGTGTCATGAAATACTATCTAATAATGTTCCTAATGCTATGGGCTACATCAGCATTTGCTGAACCAGAGTGGAGACAGAAACCAGTTCAATGTGGATCTCCAGATACTCTTATCAAAGTAATTACTGCAGCAGGAGAAAAGGCTTTAATTGGAGCTCTTACTGATTTAAGAAAACCAGGAGAACAACAATCTAGTCTAACTCCAGTATACATATTTGTTAATACTGATACAGGTACTTTTACTATTGTTGAATATCATATAAATGGTGAAGATGTATGTGTAATCGGTTATGGTACCGGTATTGATTTTAACGTACAACATTTATTTGAGAAAAAAACTGAAAGCTAATATTAATATGTTAGATAATTTTGATTTATTTGGTCATAAAATCAACCATTTTAATTATGAAGAAATAGGCACTCAAGGCGTAGGAAAAAATAATATTCCTATCGTTAATATGGACAAATACATTAATCATAATCTAGATGATGATCTTCATATTGAGTGCTGTAAAGGAATAGCTCTTTCAGAAAAATATTTCAAGATGGGTATGTTTATTGGCGATCTTCCGCCTGAAGAAGAGAAAAGATTAGGAACTAAATCCTGGTCTAGAATTCTAAAAGATACAAAAGATGTCCGTCATTTAACGGCTATTCAACAACTTTTAGAAAAAAATAAAACATTCAGATCTGCATATCTTTACTCTTATTTTGCTATGGGTGCAACTATTCCATGGTTTTTTGGTTTATATCTTATGGATAATAAATTTACACAAAAAACCGAGAGTGGAGTGTATAATGAAGAAGTAATGA